TGGTGGCGGTGGTGACCGTCCAGACCTGGTAGTTCTCGGTGCTCGCCAGTGAGTCGCCGGCTCCGTAGGCATCGACTGTAAACGCGGGGAAGGTGATGGTCGCCTCGGCCGGCGTGGTGTCGCTCCCTGACGCGGAGAGAGTAAAGCCCGCCCATACGAGATCCGCAATCCCCTCGCGCACACCGCTGGCGGTAACACTGAACCCGGAGAAAGAGGCGGTGGCAACTCCAACCTCTCCGGTCAAGCCGTTGGCACTGAGGGTGAACCCGCCAAACTCCGCGTCGAGAACGTCAACCCCGCCGGACAGCGAGGCCGTAAACGCCGGGAAGTCCAGATCAGCAGCGCCGACAGTTCCCACCAAACCAGAGGCAGACGCCGCGAAGCCGGGAAATTCCTGATTGAGCCAATCCCCGGAGCCGGTTGAGAAGGCGGTAAATGTAATATTTGCGGTGCCTGACATCGGTCCTCCTCAAGAAGAAAGGGGGTCTGGAGCAGACCCCCTGGAGGTCGGCAGGTTACGAAATAGGGATGGTCAGTGTGAAGCCGCTGATCGACTGCACTGCGCCGCTGGTGATTGCCGTGGACGAGAGGTTCAAATCCGCCCCGGAGGTGCCGACGTTCCCGTCGAACCGGATGTCCGTGGTCGACGAGCCGGACTCCGAAGAACCTCCAGCGACAAAGCGGAACCACCCGGCGGTGCCGGTCTCAACGGCCGTGCCTTGCCAGATGGTCGCTTCTTTGGACAGCGCCCCGGCAACAGCCGGGAACAGGAAGTTCAGCCCGTTGACCGCCGTGGTGCCGGCATTGGGTGCTCCGGTCCCGCCGAACGCCGTCGAAGAGCCGCCGTTGATCTGTGCGGTAAGAGTCGTCGCGGTCACAGCCAGGGACAGAGTGTCGCCGAGTGCCCCGAGCCAGTACGGCAGGTACAGGCGCACGTCCGAGCCGGAGGTGTCAGCGACGATGTTCAGCGGGTTCTGGCGGGCGTTGATGTTGGCAGCGACATCCGTCGCCGTCTGCGTGGTCGAGGCATTGTAGGGCACCGCCGCGGAGAGCAGGTTGAATGTCATCCCGCCGACTTTCACCGTGTCGATCGACCCTGACCCGCCAGCGATGGTGAACTTGGCAGCGGAGCGCACCGGCGGCGTGAACGCCCCGCCGCTCAGGGTGTAGGTGACAAGCAGGGTGCCTGCCGGAGCATCGTCAGCACTTGACGGCTGCGAGCCAGAATAAACCAGAAGTTTGCCGTCGCGCAGCAACTCGCGCAGACCAAACCCGCCTGCAAAACCGTTACGAAGGCCGGTGGAGCGTCGGATCGCCATGATGTTCCTCCTTACGAAACCGTGATTGAGTTAAGAGCTATTGTCGGAGCTGTGAAAGCGTTCCGGTTCTCCGGCCCGCGCACCACCGCCACGTATTGATCGATTCCGTTGAGGACTCGGTGAAACACCCGCCCGGATGTGCCGGTCGGCGTTGCGACATCAGGGTACGACAAGTTTTCGTAGCGACCTCCGGCGTACCCTCGGCAGAAGCCCTCTTGGGAGATCCAGCGGACGACCCGGCGAACACCCTTTTCATCTTCTTCCCAACCCGCGGAAAACCCGCCGTCCGGAGGAGCGGCGTCAGTCACATGCTGGAAAACCAGTTCCTCTGCCCCGGAGCGCTGCACGAAACTTACATGCTTGTCAGTCGCTACATACCAGCCATCCCCGACACACGCCAGCATCCGGATGTAGCCGTTCATCGGGTACGCACTCAGTCGCTGCTCGCGTCGCTCAATATTGTAGGGTTTCGACCGGAATACAGTCGAACCAGCGGCGACCAGGAGGGCGTTGTCACCATGGTCGAAAGCAAGGTACTGTCCGGCGGGCATAGCCAGTTCGAATTGGCCGAGAGACGGTGCGAAGGGCAGGAACTCAGTAGCGGAGAGCCAGCCGATGTCTGAACCGTTAGAAACGACCACTTCGCCATTGACGACCTCATAGGACAGCGGCAGGTTGGTGCTCAGGGTTGCAATCGTGGTCGCCGTCCAGCCAACGTTCAGGCGCTTGAGCACTCCACCCTCGACGAAAAAACCAAGGGCGCTATCGGCCGGATGCACCCAGAAACTATGCGGGCTGGTTGCTACCAAGCGGCGGGTCCGCCCGGCACGGACCGTCGTCAGTCCGTTGTTGTCAAAATCCACATCCTGCGCCACGATCAGGGTGTCGATGACCGGATTGCGCCAGTCCTCGATCTTGCCCAGCTTGATCGGGTCTTGCCGGTTGTTCAGCTTACCGGGGCGCAGAGTAATCGTCGGCATGTCAGGCTCGGTACGCCTGATCGAAACCCACCTTGGTCTCGATGCCGTGGTACTCACGGAAGAACCGCTTGCCCTCGCGGATATACTGGGTGAAGACCGCCAGATGATCCGATGCCTTGACCTTATCCTGCTGCTCCATGTCGTGCTGCATGAGCGCCTTGTAGGCGGCGTATTCGACCAGCGAGAGCTGGAACCGCTCCGGGATCTCAGGAGCTGCGGGCGTCACCGGCACGCCGGGGTCGATGTCGTTGTTAGTCAGGGCGTAGCGGCTGCGCCGCCAGACCCGCAGGGTAAACACCTTGCCTGCCGAGGCGGCGTTGGGTACCGGGTAGAAGGTAATCAGGCCGGTCGATTTATCCGTCTGCCACGCACCGGGGAGACCCACGGCGGTGTCGGTGTAGCCGGGGTCCCAGCTGTCGCCCAGATGTGGCGCCCGGTCACGCTCCTCGAACTTACCCAGCCGGCGGGCGCCGTCCCAGACTTCGAGCACCTGGATCACCCGGTCTGGGATGGAGTAGCTCGCCTGGCCGTCGATCAGTGTCACCGTGTAGTTCACGGCGTCGATGAAAAAGCCGGTCTCCTCGCAGAACCTGTCTTGTCCTTCCGACATATACAGGATTAGGCGCGTATCTCCCCACGCCGCGTCATAGGTCGTCTCACGCAGGACCGACTTTAGCTCTGCAAGGAGTTCGGCTCGGGTCATCGGATGTACTTCCCACCGCTCACCAGGCGCCACGGGACGGAGCTGCGGTCAGACCGCTCCATGGTGATCGTGTTTGTCATCGGGTCGAGGCGCTGCTCGTAGTGCGTAGCGATGGAGTCACGCAGCATCCTGACGATCGACGGCGGCACGGCGACATCGACCCCGCGCATGACACGCAGCTGGTGGATCAAAGGCGACCCGTCCCGGTAGGTTCCCTGGACTTGCAGGAACTCGTAGTTCGGGCGGTCTTTTTCACGCTCGATGTAAATCACCGGCCAGTTGTCGCGGTCGCGCTCCGGGTCAATCTCTTCGGCCGGAGCGGCTTTTTTGGTCGCAGGCTTCTTCGCCACGATCGGCTCCTCGGTAAACTCAGTGCCTAAACCAAACTCGTCTTCCATTGTATGCCTCCTCAGCCCTTCTGGTTATTTTTCCGCCAACACACTGAAGGCGGCGTCGAACGCATCTTTCGACTTGATGTCGGTTTGCAGCAGCGGGATGATCGCCTCGACTTTCTTGGCGAGGTCCGTCGCGTCCTTGGCGTAAATTTCCTTCTCGCCGTACTCCCGGCTTGAGACCATGCAGCAGCACTTATCGTCGCCCTCGTCCTTCTCTTCTTTCCACGAGGCGCGCACCTCAATGATAAATCCGTTTTCGATCTTGCAGATGCCAACCATCTGTTCCTTATACATCGGATTTCTCCTTCAGGTTCGCGGGGGAGGGGCGGCAAGGCCCCTCCCCATGGTGTGGGTCAGCTTGTTACGAAAGGGTCAGCGGGTAGCAGGACAGGTTGACGTAAGTCGCCGTGACCTGCGCCGCGTCCAGCAGGGTCGTGCCGGGGATGAACGTGCCGGCAGCACTGGTGACGATCTTGACGTAGCCCACCGGGCAGACGCCACTCGGGACGGCCGGCAGAGCCGAACTGGTGCCGGTGGTGACAGACGCCGTGCCCGAAGAGTTCAGCCCCAGCATGTAATACTTGGTCGAGCTGGCAGCTTGCACAGTCGTGTCGGTGAACACGAACAGGTCGTCGGTGGCCGCCTTGGTGTACTGCACACCGTTGATGCAGTAGGCGATCGCCGTGGCGTTCTGAACCTTCGCCTTGTTGGAGCCGATGGCAAGGCCACCGGTCGTAAACGCCCGCGTCCCGATCAGTCGGCGAAGCACGGCGTCAGTAAGATGTTTGAGGGTAATCATCGGTGGTCTCCTTATTGGTTTGGGGGAGGGGTGTCACCCCCTCCCCGCAGGGATGATTTAGGTCAGCTCGACGACGGCGCACTCGGCACGGACCAGCCAAGCCTGATTCAGAATCACGTCGGCGAAGTAGGATTTCCAGCCCACGTGGCCGCGCTGACCGAGCTTGTCGGAGTCGCTGATCTTGCCGGGGTTCAGAACCATCGGCTGAATAGCGTTGTTGCCCTTGAGAACCACCGAGGCGAACGCATCCTGAGCCAGGTAGATGACCGGGTACACGTCGGCGCTGGTGCCGCCCGTGGAGATCATGGTGCCCTTGGCACCGCCGCCGTTGGCGAACGGCTCGAAGACGGTCGACACGACGTAGCGCACATCTTCCACCGCGCCCAGCTCGCCTTCGAAGGTCTCCATGGTTGCGTAGTCTTCGACGGCTTTGTAGCCGGCGAGGCCGCGGATGGTGGATTCCATATCGGTGTGGATCAGGCCGATGAACGCCGGCTTGACGTTGACCGTGGCGTAGTTGACCGAACTGGACAGCTTCTTGGTCAGCGGCATCCCCAGCTGACGCTTGAGAGCGCGGGTAGCCTTGCGCTGGATGTTCAGCGTCAGGGCGGTGTTGACATTGGTGCGGGCCGAGCCGTTGGCGTACAGCACGTTTGCCGGCCTTGATGACGCCGAAACGCATCTTCTCGATCACCTGGGCGGCTTGTTCACCCAGCACGTTCACGGCCTCGTTCAAGGTCGGATCTTCGTGGGTGTCGATCACCACGTCGGTGATGGAGACCTTGTCGCCGTCGCTGGCCAGGCCCTCACCGTCACCGACGTGACCGCCACCCGGGCGCAGTACGGCGACAAGGTCTCCATCACCGACGTGGTGATCGACACCCACGAAGACCCGACCCTGAACGAAGCCGTGA